CTACTGATCCAAACGCAGCTGTACAACCTCAAGGTCAAGGTCAAGTAACTTACACTCAAGAGGATATACAGAGAATAATTGCCGAGAACGCTCAGTATAAGGCACAAGCACAGGCAAGAGCTCAAGCTCAGGCACAGCCACAAAATGTGATGCCTCAGCAAAGAGTTGCTCAACCAAATTCTAATGTTAATCCTCAAGCAGTTGCCCAAGGTAATCCACAATTACAAATGGCTATTGCTAGAGCATTAGCTGCAGGATATACACCTGAACAGGTGTATGCTGCTATGAAAGGTAATACTCAGCAAGCAAAACTTGAAAATCAAGTTGCTCAAATTCAGAATTACCTTGAACAGCAACAGTACCAAAGAGAAGAAGCTGCCTTTATAGACAAGATGACTAACTTTGGTAACAAATGGGGTCTTAGTGAGCAAGACCTAGTTACATTCGCTGATAAAGCATTACAATTAGGAATTAACGTTGCCCAAGTTAACGATGTAGAAGCCGTTTTCAGAGCCGTATATCCTGAACAATATGCGTTTAGAGCTCAACGAATTGCTAACCAAAACAATGCCTCACCTATTTACGGAGGTACTTCTATCCCAGAAGCTCCTCGTGCAGCACAGTCTAAAGCTGAAGATGCATATGTTGAGAACTTCCTAAAGGGTAAAATGCCTAATGCGTATAATAGTTTTATGAATAGAAAATAGAAAATAGGAGGACACGTACAATGGAGAATATCTCTCTAATTAACAACACTTCAGTTTACCGTAATCCAGCTCCTCAATCTCCTTTACAGGGTGCTAATGTAATGCAGCCAGCTGCAGTATATAGCAAGATTATGTTAAGAACTATTGAGTTAACAGAAGCTGACTTTGTATTTGATGGCTTAGCAGAAGAAAGACTAATGCCTTCTAACAACGGTGCGAATGAAATTGTATTTAAGCGTATGTTATCATTAGCTTCTCATACAATTCCACTTGCTGAAGGTATCCCACCTGCTTCAGACCAAGGCAGAATGGTTGCAATCAAAGCTTCTACAAAACAATATGGTCGTGTTATGGAATTTACTGATAAAGTAAACTGGGCTGTAGTAGACCCTCTAATTTCTGAGTATACTAGACAGTTATCTTTAAAGGTTCCTGAAACTAAGGATTTATTAGCACAAGAGGCATTACTTGCTGAATCTCAAGTATTCTATGCTACTGAAAAGGACATCGAAGGCAATGATTCAGACATTTTAGTACCAAAGCAATTCGGTACTGTAAATCATATCAAGTATTTAACACCTGATTGTGCTCCAACTATTGACGAATTCCGTAAAATAGTTTTATCTGAGGAAGCAGCAAAGGTAAGACCTTATCAAGGATCTAACTTCCTAGTATTAGCTTCATCTGCTGTATTATTCGACTTAATTACTGATAAGCGTGTAAAAGAGTTTATGAAGTATACTAATACAGGTTCTGCTTATTCAAATGATATGGTTATCGACTTATTCTCTTTAGCTTTCAAGAAAGCAAAGACTATTAAGACTGATAATACATATACAGATGGTAACGGTGAGATTAGATATATCTATCATGCTCCAGTTTATACTGTAGAGGAAGGCGTTACTTCAGCAGCTAATATTATCACTTCAGTAGATCTATCAACATTATCTGCTACTGATACATTCAATGCTGATGTAGTATTCCTAGATAGAGACCCTGAAACAGGTGCTTACTTATATGAAGAGACTACATTAACTAATAAAACATTATCAGATTTAGCAACTGCTGCTAATGATAATTATGACAAGTTAAATGTTCATCACTCATTCGTATTAGGTGAAGAGTGCTTATATCGTATCGGTATTGAAGGACATTCTCAACCAGAATTCATTAAGAAGGAATTAGGTTCAGGAGGTACTAACGACCCTCTTAACCAACGTCAAACTATCGGTTGGAAGTTAGACGCATTAGGTTATAAGGTTCCTAACCCTGATGCAGTAGTTGACTATATGTCAATTCCTACTCAATACAGAGTTAATGTAAATGCAAGACCTGATTTAAAGAATCAGTTTACTGATTACTACTATGGATATATGGATACAGCTACTGGTAAGTACTATCATCCAGAACAGGTTACTCAAGCTTATGTTTGGAACGGCACTGCTAATGTAGTTAAGTATTTCGTAAAGGGTACTACTACAGAAGTTCAAGCTGTTAAGATGACTAAGTTAGTTAAACCTGTAAATTCAGGTAGAATTGGTGCTGACGGTAAGCGTCCAGTTGTAACAGGAAATGTACCTACAATGCAATTTGCTTTAGCAACTGATTACGCTGTAAGATTCGTATCTGCACAAGTTGAAAAATACAATGGCAAATACTATATCAAGGGTTTAAATCATGCTGACTCTGCTGAAGTAGTAGCATTACCTGCAATCAACCCTAACCCAATCTCAGTTCCTGCTGCAGACGGTCAAGGCTATGAATCTCGTACTGAATTCGTAGACGGTGGTAACGTAAATGCTACAGGTCATGATGAAATTGACAACATCTAAAAATAATTAAAGGAGTGAACTATAAATGTCAAAACCAGTAAATAAGAACTCTGCTGATACTGGTGCAGTAGAGGAAGTTGTAGAACGCTCCAATGCTAATGGTTCAGGGACTGGCAATCTAGCCAGTTCTCTAGAACTAGCTGCAGCGTTGGAAGCAAGTCAAGCAGCTAACTCAGAGAAGGATGCAGAAATTGCAAGACTTCGTGCTCAGTTATCAGATAAAGATAAAGCTTCAGCATCTGATGATGCTATAAGCAAGTTAGCTGCAACACTAGCAGCTCTAATGCCTAAACCTGCAGTTCAAGCAGGTCCTACAGAATCTGAGACTATTAATAAAACTACTGATTTCAATTCACAAAAAGTTGCTATTGACGGTAGAAGTTTAATGGAAGCTCAAATGGCTGTTAATGCTTTTAGAAATGAATCTAAAGTTCCTGTAAGTGTTGCAAAATCTTTACAAGGATCGTTCGGTCCATTCTTAGCTGTATCAGTTAACGGTGTTAGAGTAAGTATTCCTTGTGATGGACGTACATACTACATTAACAAGACGCATGCTGAACATATCAAAGAAAGAATAGCAAAAGTAGATAATTTAAATGCCAAGCCAGGCGAAGAAATTACTATTAAGGCTTAATTAAAAGTGGGTTATTTACACCCACTTTTTTCTATGTTATAATTTTTTAAAAGGGAGTTGATAAAATGTTTACAACTAATAAATTCACAGACTATGTTAATCAGGCACTTAATTATCCTGCTATTAGTTTTGACGATATTCGTTTATTTTTAGACCAAGCAATATCAGAAATTAATACAGAGTTACATACATCTATAGCCAATATTACTAAAATGGAGGAAGATGCTAAACATGAGGTAGAAAATTTACCTAATTTAGTTATTTTGGAATCTTCTGATTTAGGAGTTCCTATTGTATCTTCTAGTGAAGAACCTACTTCAGATTTTCCTAAATTTTACTACAATACTACTACAAAATTGTATTATATTTATAATACTGAAACATCAGCTTATTCTGTAGGATACTCTTATTTAGTAGGTGTTTATTTAAATAACGGTAATCCTACATATTATAAAACGGGTAACATTTTAGCATCTGATGTTAAATATTGGTATTTAGATAAATATACTTGTCCTACTGATGTAGATTTAGAGAACTATTTTACAACTGACTGGATTACATTATTCCTAGTACCTTATGTATGTTATAAATATTCTATTAGAGATGGTGATACTGGTAGATTATTCAATGAGGAATTTGCACAAGGATTTAGTCAACTTCGTAAATCCTATAATGTACCTTTCCAAGTAATACTATCTACAGTTGCACATTTGTTTGCTTATAGAGATGATGTAACTCACCACCTACCTAAATTAAATAGATGGGTACCTACAAGAGCAATAACTGCTAATATGAAAAATCCTTCTGTTGTAAATATTATTAGTAACTCATTTTACGATAGAGGAGGATTTGGAATATGATAAAAAGAAACCGTGGATCAAATCCTAACATGAATCAGCTTTTAAGTGAAGATTCATTTACAAATAAAAAAGGCATAGATGTAACACAAGCTCCTCCTATGAGGGACTTTGTTTTAGATGCTAATAATCTAGATGTTAGCTTAGATGGTAGTATGACATTAAGAAAACCTTTAATAGATTATTTCACATATACTGGATATATTAAAGAAACTTATATACCTAATAGATTTATTAATATTAATAACAATTCTATTAGTATTTCATCATCTGATACGTACTCTGTTAAATTAAGATACTCTAAAGATAGTGTAACTGAAACTATAGATTTCGTAGCTATTGGTTTAGATTTCTCAACAGCTAGTACTGTTAACGCATCAACTTCTACAATTTTATATAATGTACGTATAAATCTTTTAGAATTTGCAAGTGGTATATTTAACCCTGGTAACTTAAATAGTCCTATTGTTAACGGATACTTTAGATGTTATTTTGAAGAATCTGATTTTATAATGGAATATATCCATCCTTATATTTCTAATCTAGAAGGAGCTAACACTTTATTTAATCCTAACACAGCAGGATATTATACTTATGCAGTTAGGGATTCCTACAATGCTGCAGTAATGAGTGTTAACAATATTCTAGCATATGATGTAGCACAAAAAGTAAACGGTGAATGGGTACCTAGTATTAATGAAGCTACTAATACTGTTTCAGATTTAACAGAAACTGATATGTATGATTGTTATATTATAAATAGCATTACTAAAAATGATATAACTTCACGTAGACCTATAATGTTAAAAGCATTTTGTAATTTCAGTACACTATTAGCTGGTGCCAAATATTATGGTTGTTGGGAATATACCACAGACGGTGTTTCATATATTGAAGTACCTGAATTTACACAACGTTGTTTAAATAATCCTAATTCAGCATATTTAAAAGTTGTAGATAATTCTAGAAGTAAGGAAACTACTGAAGGTACTGAATATGTATATAGATATATTCATGCGTTGAATATGGCATCTGTATCAGATGAAAAAGATATACTTAATACAAGACCTGATGTTTTATATTTACCTAACGGTATATCACAAAATACATATAGATTTACTATTTATAGAGTTCCAGAATCTTATAATGTAAATGTTACATCACGTACTATTACTAAGTTATCTAATTTAAGTTCTTCTTATACTACAATGGAAGAAACATATAGAGTTTCTAA